GATCGCTAATGGACGCTATCTGGGCAAGAGCGCCACAGCAGCCAACGCTTCAAAGCTTGGTGGCCATTTGCCAAGCTATTTTGCAACGGCAACTAGCCTCGATGACTACTACAACAAATCCACCTCAGATAACCGGTATCTGCGCAAGGGAGCAAAGGCCGCAGACAGTGACAAGCTGGACGGGAAGCACGCAAGCGCGTTTGCTCTAAAGACAGACCTCAACGACATTGCTCCTCCCATGTACACAGGGAACGACGGAACCAATGTTGATTATCCCATCGGTACCCTTTTGTGTTGCAGCCCCTATGGGACTAACGGCCCCGTATATTTGCCATCGCCCAATCACGCGACGCCGGTTTATGCTGACGCGGCAGGAAGTAGCCTCATAGTTTACACGCGTGGAGGAGGGAGCTCCAGTTGGCTGATGCTGACAGGAACATGGGTATGTCGAGGCCGAACAGGTCCCATCGGTGACTTCACCGGGGCGCTCATGCAGAGGATTTCATGATGATTGCAGCAAAGCTACTAGAAATTCACGGGCTCAAATATGCATCTGATGGCAAAGCTATAATTGCCGATACCACTCAGGATTTCGGAGCAGGCCAGATCAGATGTGACTTCGTGTATCGGGACGGATCGCAGCAAACCAGCCCGGTCTATGACGCGGTGCGAGACTTTATCGCTTCAGGCGTCATGGAGATTGACCCGCCGACACCTTCAGAGATTATCGAAGAGGAATTGTTCCCTCTTACCCCCCGACAGCTCCGACTGGTCTTGAGCCGCAATGACTATCTGGTCCTGGTCGAACCTGCTCTTGAGGCTATCGAAGACCAGCAAGCCCGAGAGGAAGCACTCATAGAGTGGGGCTATGCCACGCAATATGACCCGGGCAACCCTCTGATCGAACAGCTGAGGCTCGCCCTGGGCATCTCTGAAGGTGAGATGGGCGCCATGTGGCGAACCGCACAGGCGCTATAGAAGCCCTACGCAGCCTAAACACCCAAATTTGACCCGTCAGTCATTGGGCTCAAGACGCAAGTCGATAGATCCCGAAACGCGTTTGGAGAGAGAGAATGCGCAAACTCAATGAACTGATCTGGCATTGCACAGCCACCCCCGAAGGGCGAGAAGTTTCTGTTGCTGAGATTGACCGCTGGCACCGCCAGCGCGGCTGGAACGGAATCGGCTATCACAAGGTGATCCATCTCGATGGCTCTGTATCTGATGGCCGCCCAATCGCAACCATGGGCGCTCATGTCAAAGGGCATAATCGCGGCACCATCGGCTATGTCTATGTTGGAGGCCTGGACAAAAGCGGCAACCCCAAGGACACGCGCACCGACGCCCAGAAGGCAACCATGATCCGGCTCTCTCAAGAAGCCGTGCGTGACTATGGCATCCGTAAGATCTCTGGCCACAGGGATTATGCCGCCAAAGCTTGCCCGTGTTTTGACGCAACAGGTGAATATCACTGGATTGCCAGCGGCATGCCATCCAAAGATCCGGCCCGCCTCATCAAGTCGCGCACGGTAGCGGGAACGACTGTAGCAGCCGCAGCCGGAGCAGGGGCCACAGTAGAAGCTGCTCAGGATGCAATTGCGGGTGTGCAAAACGGTCTTCAGACCCTTTCGGTTGGCGGAGCCATTCCCATCATTATTGGTCTTCTGGTGGTCTCTGGGGCGCTTCTGGCGCTCTATGCCCGTTGGGATGATGCGGGACGGCCAAGCCTGAAGGAAATGGTCTCTTGATCCAGTTGATTTCCTGGCTGGCTGGTTCAAAGGCAGGACGGTGGATTTCCACTGCGCTGCTGATCATTGCATCCTTATTGCTTTTAGCATGGCGCATATACGCCAGCGGTAAGGAAGCGCAAAAGGCCAAGCACACACAAGAGGCCCTCAAGCGCCTTAGGGAAAGGATTAAAAGCGATGAGGCTATTGCTCGCATGTCTGCTGCTGAACGTCGTCGCCGCCTGTCAGACGACTGGGGATCCTGATTGTGGTGGCCTAAGCCCCATTATTCCCCACAAGCAAAATATCGCCAGTCTCCCGGACGATCTCGTGAGACAGATTTTGGCGAACAATGAGACCGGAAGAAAGAATTGCGGCTGGAAGCGAAACGATGAAAGAAAATGAATATGAGGGTTGGCGGATAGATCGCCGCATACCCGTTCCAACTCTGATGGTTTTGTTCGTCTACTCTCTCGGAATCGTCTGGTGGGCAGCAACGACAGAAGGCCGGATCGGAAAGCTAGAAGCAGACTTCAAGAGGCAGTCTTCGCAGTCTCAAACCATAAGCTCGCAGGACCGGCGAGTGACAATCCTTGAGACCAAAATCGACAATCTTTCACAGGACATCAGAGATTTGAAGAATCTCATTGAAAAGCGCTATTCAACTCCGTAAAAGAAGGCCTCAAAAGTGAAATGTCTCATATGAGACGTGAGACGGTCTTTTTCGGGTCTCACAGCAAGTTTCGGAAGAGGCAAAAAGCGAATAAAGTCAACAAGATGGCCCCTTAGCTCAGTTGGATAGAGCAGCTGACTTCTAATCATTACAATAAGTAAATAATATCAATAGCTTATAAGAATTACCGTGAGACTTTGCATGCAATCAATGGAAAAGTCTCACGGCTTGCGGGTTTCAATGCGTTAGTTCCTGTCGATCGGATAACTCGTCAACCATATCTTCCAGAGAAGCGTGGAGCGCGTGATAGGCAGATGGCATTTTTCGGCAGGATCCCGGAAACGTATCCAAGATAGTGAGCGCCTTGATCATTCCTTGCATTGCAATGACAATTGTATGGGACGTTTGTGTCTTCATTATTCCGCTCTTTTTCAACGTTATTGATTGTAAACTTATTGAAATACAATTTTAAGAAAAATGTAAATGAAAGACCGTTCCTCTGGTAACTGTCCGGTTTCAAAAAATTGTCAAGTTTTACAAATGCTTAAGTTGTCACAATCCCCCATTCGCCTCCAAATATGTCATGAGTTTTTTCGTTGCCTCGTTTGCCTGGTCTGGTGTTCTGGCGAGATAATGCTTAAGGATCTTATGAATGTTCTCGATGCTGTGGCCAGTCACGGCGGCGATCTGGGGCAGGGTACATCCAGCGCTTGCCAGCCAGGTAACGGCCGTGTCGCGTAGATCTTGATCCCTAAAGCCTTCAAGGCTTGGCATGCGCTTGGTAGCCTCATTGCAGATCGATCGAAACGTTTTGCGATATTTGTCGCCATCCTCACCCCATGGGGCGCCTTTATCCTCATTGATCAAGAGAAAGGCATGCTGTTTGGCAAAGCGCTTGCGTCGTTCCTTGGCAGCCTTCATGCGGGCCAGCAGAGATGGGATAGCGGGCACTTCAACAATCGCCCCTGTCTTGGACTGTTTGAACAGAAGGTTGCTGCCATGATCTTCCTGCAGCTGAAACAGGAGGCGGTCATTCTGGCGCTGGGCGGTGCATAGACCGAGCATGATTGCATCGCCGATATCAGGCCGACCCATTCTATCGGCAGTCGCAATCAGATGTTTCATTTCTTCGATGGTGCCGACGCGCAGTCTGGGCGGTGGCGTGGTCACGCGAAGCTTTTCCCATGGATTGCGGACAATTATCTCTTTTTCGAGCAGAGCCCATGCGAATGCGGGGCGAATAGTGCTGACAAGCGCTTTGGAATAGGACACGCCTTTTTCTTCTTTCAGCTTCTTGTAAATCCCATAGGCCATCGCCTTACTGATGGCTGCAGCTGACAAGGTCCAGAGCTCTTCATCAAACTGGCGGATTGCCTCAATGTTATCGCCATACCATTTGAGTGTTCGCCTGGTTGGCTTGCCGGTCAGTTTTCCTTCCGCTGTCCTATCTCGATGCCAACCCACCAGCAGCTCGCCAAAGGTAATATAACCGGGGCGGGCATAGCTCTTTGCTGGCTTCCTCTTTCGTGGCTGTTTCAGCTTCTCTTGTTGGCGGCGCAAATCGAGATCTTTTGAGAAGCTATTGGACCAGGCAATGGTGTCATTGAGATCATACCAGCGTCCGTCCGGGTGCTTCAGATCCTCACCCTTATAGCCAAGTGCGCGCACAGTCCTGCCCGGGACAAAGCGGGGGCGCCCATCGCGCCAAACAACATGAGGGATCTTGATGGTTACTTTTGCCATGATGTCACCTTTGAGCCGATCGGGCGGCAAATCTGCGTGACATTTCCCTTAATTCTGCGGACAGAAAGAAGGGGCAAGCCGTAAGGCTCGCCCCTTAGGTGTTGCCCGAGGTTGCTTTTACAGGCAATATAGAAGGGCGATGTCACATCGCTTGATTGAGAGCTGGCTGTAGCAATGGTTTGGTCGCTGATGCTACAGACAGCTTTTTCATTCTGCGGGGACCGTTTCGGGGCTATTGCCCTTAACAATCGTCCGTGCCAGATCGGCGATAATTTTTCGCTGTTCTTTTGATGCGTGATAGAAGGTGCGCAGAAGGCGACTTCCAGGTTCGGTCTGGAAGGCGGTTTCCAAGCCATTGTCGTTTTTGGTTTTTGCCTCGATGTCTTCAAAGAACCAGTTGATCGGCTTGCCAAGAATGCGAGCGATGAGGACAAGTCTTCCCGCGCTGATCCTGTTGGTGCCTTTCTCATATTTCTGGATCTGCTGGAAGGTAATCCCGAGTTCATCAGCAAGAACTGTCTGGCTCATACTCACCATGGACCGAGCCATGCGCACGCGGGAACCGACATAAATATCATATTCGTGAGGTGACTTTTTCATTTCAAATGTTCCTTTCTTGGTAGTCCGGCGTCCAGATGGAGGCTGCCGAAGGTGGTTTTGATTGCCTGACGGAAGATATCGTCAAGGCTTACAAATGAGGTTGCGCCGCTGGGGTGCTTCAGTTCAAAGCCGGATCCATCGATCGCCAGAAAAGCGCGGATTGGGCCCGTCTCTTCATCCTTGAAGCTGCGAAAGAATTGCAGGGTGGGTTTTTCAGTGCGATCGTCATCGAGGAGATCGGGAAAGAAGAGGACCGGCACTTCTGCGTTGAAGGTGACTTTCATGCCGCGCTCCCGCCATATCTAGCGGCGAGATCGGCCGGCACATCAGGGATGGACAGTTCTTCCTCTTCGGTCTCGTTGGGTTCGCCTATGAGGATCCTGTGCATCAGATCGGGATTGCCGTTGGCCTTGATCCAGGCGACCACAGCAGGCTTGGACCATTTGGATAGACCGGGCAGTCTTTTGGGGAAATCATGTTCTTCCAGCCTTGCTTGCGCACGACTGAAACCACTCTCCGTCATGCCCAGCAATGAGACCAGCTGCTGACGCGAAAGTGTCATGGAATGGGTTTGAAATAGGGTCATAGTCATCAATCCGGTGGTGAATGATGACTATTTTGTTACATATATTGTGACTTATCGTCAACTAAAAATCACACAATATGTGACTAATAGTAATCTTCAATGTCAATGATCGGCAAGTCAGCACCCATGGATGAACACTCACGATTAAAATATTCTGTTGAAGTATTTATTCCCCAGAGCTCGTTTTCAATATCGTTGAGCATACCTGCTCGAGCGATGGAAACACTCCTATTAGTATAAGTTGCCCCATTAAGAGCTTTGGCGTCGATCTCAAGATTGGAGCCTTTCAGCGCTTTCATCTTTTCGATAGGGGGTATTGCTTTATTTGAGAGAAATGCATCTAACGCCTTAATTCGCTGAAGCTCGGATATTATGCTGTCCAGTTTCTGGGAGTGGCTAACAAGATCATCATTGCAGCGTCTATTTTTTACATCGACAATCCGTTGATTTACGAGAAATGCACCAGTACCCAGAACTAAAAAACCAAGCACTAAAGCTACTCTTTTTCGCAATCTAGCTCTCCAACATTTCGATAAATTTTTTGATTTTCAAAACTGTTGAGTCATCCGAACTTCGCAAGATAGACACAACATCATCTATCGTTGCGGAGTTTTGAGGCGAATAAGCGAGAAGCTGATAAGGCTCGCAACTTAAAGCCTCAGCACAAGCTTCTAGAAATGGCTGGTTATATGGCGTTAGGCCGCTTTCCATACGAGAAACGGTCTGCTTGGTGCTATCAATTGCTTCTGCCAGCTGCTCCTGGGTCATGCCCCGATGTTTGCGCCATTCGCGCAAATACCATCGCTGAAGTTCTCCTGCCGACTTACCGTATCTTTTGGTCATGTCACTAATTATGCAACTTTGTGCGCGTGCAGTCGTTGTGCGTAAATGTGACTTCACATCTTGACCAAAGTCACAATATGTGTGACTTTTTCTCATCATGGCAAATCACCCTATCAAAGATTGGCGCTTATCGCGCGGGCTAACACAAACCGAACTGGGAGATGCGATTGGCGTCACCAAAGCAGCGGTAAGTCGATACGAACAGGGCATCGCCCCCAGTTGGGCGGTGCAGGTTGAAATCTTTGAATTCACCGAAGGCGCTGTCACTCCCAATGACTGGCTCCCTAGAAGGGAGATAGCCTTATGAAGTATCCGCAATTCATCAAGCGCAGATCCACGCCCGAAGCCACGCTGCTTTGTGCGCATGACGCAATCCTCCGGGATCGGCTAGCGGACTTCCTCAGGGACCAACACCCCAGCAATACGGCCAAGGAAGTGGGGCGCAAGGCACATCTGCCGCCACGCACAGTGGAACGCTGGCTGGCTGGCCTTTCTGCTCCACGTCTGGAGCATTTCATTAAGCTGCTTAAGGCCTATGGGCCTGCGCTTTTGAAAGCGGCCATGGATGACAACAGCGTCAGCGCCATGAAGCAAAGCGGCTTTGACTGGGTCGATCGTCTTCGGACGGCTGAAGACCAGGCTAAGGCAGAGGCGGACCTCGACCGCGTGGAAAAAGCACTCAAGGCATTGCGAGCTTCTCGGCCCAGTAACGGGCGGGAGGATTGATCATGCGGCGCGGGGGACGAAGCGGGGAGAGAGCCGCAAATATTCGGAAAATCAAAAAGACCGGTCTTTTGTCAACCGAGAGTGCACGGGGTGCGCCTTTTGATGTGTTTGTGCACAGGATGGCTAAAATTTCTTCAGCCTGTGCGGAAAATGGCTTTTCGATCGCGTCGATCTGCGAGTTGGCCGGTGTGCGAGATAGACAATGGCGGCGCTGGCAATCTGGGCAAGCTATGCCGCGACCATCGAGCCTCAGGCGGATGGAACGGGCAATCGCTAGAAGAATTCAAGAACAAAAGCGCAATGAACTTTATGAAGGGGCGCTTTCAACCACCGCATACCGCATGTTGCTTGCCAGACTGGCCGATGCTGCAGGGCTGAATGTTGCTCTGGCGCTTGCCGACAATCCGCAAGATCAGGACAAACAGAGCCCGACGCGCGCGGCCGCAAGCCTTTGTCGCCAACGGGCGCTCTATCTCATCGTGACCGAACTCAATGTGCCGCTAGTTATGGCGGCCGGATTCGCTGGAATTTCTAAACAAGCTGTTTCAAAGAGCCTTCGCCAGATCGAAGAGAGCAGGGACGATCCGGACGTGGATCATCTGCTCGATCAAATGGCGGGGCTCATTCATGACAAAACAGGAGTGTGATCATGAGCAATACGGGCGGAGTGGCTGCAGACCAGCTGCGAGCATTTGTTGAGCGTATCGAGCGCCTTGAGGAAGAGAAGAAAGCCCTCTCTGACGACATCAAGGATGTCTATGCCGAAGCAAAGGGCAATGGCTATGACGTCAAAGTCATGCGCCAAGTAGTGCAGATGCGCAAGCAGGACAGCAATGTAAGGCAGGAAATGGAAGCTTTACTCGATCTTTATCTGCATGCCATGGGCATGGCTTCAGGAGTTTGGTGATGTTTGGCTGGCGGGCAAAGGTGGAAGCTGCTGAGGAGCGGTACAAACGTTCGATCTTAATGAAAAAGCTCGCTGACCTAAAAGAGCTTGAAGACTTACGTGATCGGTTCGCCGAGAAGGTCATCCAAGGCTTTTCAGGCATCGGATTAGGGAACGTTGCGTTACGCGAAAGCTCTGAAGACATTGCAAAAGCGGCCTATGCCATCGCCGACGCCATGATTGAAGCCAGAAAAAGCAAAGCAGGATGTGATGGATAAGCATCGGGTGCTCAAAGACGATCTATGGATCGCCTTCAATTTCATTTCATCGCTCATTTATTTGTGTCTGGCAGCTACCGGCGCGCTCTGGTGGCTGGGATTTTTAGGAGGTTCCTGTGGCTAAAAAGCTCGATCTGGACAAGATTTTTACCCTCATTCCGCGCATGGAGGAAAGCCTCAAACGCTACGATCTGATTTTGGAAACCGCAGATCCGCTCAAATATGACCAATGGCAAAAGACCCGCCAACGGGCGGAAGATCGCCTGATGGAATTGGTCACGCTGATGGGCGGCAAAGTAAGCGAGCGCCCCGCGATTGATCATGCCGTGGTGCTCGGAGGGCTTCGGGCTTCTTCAACTGGAGGCCTTTCTGCTGCCTGTTCCAACTGGATCCAGTCAGCCAAGCGCAAGACAGAGGTTGTTCATGGCTAAAACATTCGAGCCATCATGGGCATTGGGCAAGTCTTTGCTTGGTATGAGACTGATTGTGTCGGAAGACGCAGTCGATGGATCAAAGATCATTGGCAGAAGGTTCAAACCATCTCCTCATCGTTCCAAACGCATTCACAAAAAACTCTGCAAGAGCTTCGGCGGTGAGTTCATTTATGCGCCAGCTATCTACATGCATAGACCTTCCGAAACGATCTTCATCCATCCCACAATGGAGCGGGAACTGAAACGCGCCCTAGCAGAGCAGGCTGAACATAGCATCTTCGACATGATGAGAGTGGGGCGGGAAAATGGCTAGTCGACTGCAAGAGGTCAAAGCTGCACTTCAAGATGACGTGATGCGGCTGGTTAAGGAGCTGGTTCCGGACGGCAAGGCTACCGGCAACAATTACACAGCGAAAAGCCCGGTGCGCCATGATCGCCGGGCAGGGAGCTTTGTTGTCTGGATTGGCGGCAACGCCAAGGGCTGTTTCAAGGACTATGCGGATGATGACGTCAAGGGCGACATCTTTGGTCTGATCTGCCTTTGCAAGGGCCTCGACAAGAAAGAGGCCTTGGCATGGGCGGAAGATTGGCTCGGATGGAAGACCATGAGCAAGGCCGACAAGGCCAAGTTCATGCGGGACGTGAAAAAACGGGAGGCCCGCCAGAAAGAAGAAGATCTGGCGTTCCAGCGGCGGATGGTGGACAGGGCACGGCGCACCTGGTCCACCACCGTGCCAATCCTCGGGACGGTGGGCGAAGAGTATTTCCGGTTTCGTGGCGTGCCGCTCGATCAGATCACAAACTGCAATGAATTCTGCCGGTTCATTCCCCAGTGCGAATATTGGTATGAGGCCGACTATGTCTATGAAGACGGGAAGCGGCGCAAGGTCAAGCCGGGGCGCAAGTTTCCCGCCATCGTTTCTGCCATGCGCGACATCGATGGGCAGTTGCAGTCGCTGCATTACACGTTTCTTGCACTGGATGGGCGTGGCAAAGCCCCAGTCGAAGACCCGAGCAAAGCAAAACTGATGTATCCGCGCACCACGGGAGCGGCCATTTGGCTAACCCGCGGCAAGGGCAATATGGGTGCAAAGACCATGGCTAAAAAGGGTCTGGTTTGCCCTGTGATCGTTGGGGAAGGCATCGAGGACGGATTGTCGGCCGCGCTGGCTGTGCCTGAGGCGCGTGTGCTGGCGGCGGGATCGCTGCCAAACCTGCTGCACCTGCCGCTCCATAAGTGTTTCGGCTCGGTACTGCTGCTCAAAGATAACGACTGGAACAAGCCTCAGGCGCAGGATCTATTCAATAGAGCTATGGATCGCATCAAGCGTCACGGCTTGCCGGTAGCGGCTGTCAGCTCATCTTCGGGCAAAGATTTCAATGATTTGTTGAGGGGGGAATGATGCTAATCAAAGGAATCCGTACCAAATTTATCAAGTGCGATATTATATCTTTTTTCCCAAGCTTCTGTCTTCATCAGAATGTCTGCCCCTTGGCAATCAGACACCAATTCAAAGTGTCCGGGGCCATCACTGCGCGATTCCACACCCGCTTTCTTAGCGCTCCAGTCCATACCGCTTTGACTTTGAAGGTCAGCGATGAAAGTGCCGATTTCATCGCTAATTTTATAAACATCTACAGCAACGCTCCGGTGCAAAGAAGACATTGCATAACTAACAAGGCGAAGATCAATCCTAACCTTTTGCAGTTGCATTGTAAGCGTCAGGACCTCTTCTTTCGAGAACTCCGGACCATCTTCAGTGAAGCTACCTGGTGGAGCAGCTATTTCGAAATTTCTAAATTCGCTAGCAGATTTGATTACCTCCGACATTCGCAAAAGCTTATTGTCTCTAGAATCAGAGCGAAGCAACTCCAGCTGCCTGTAAACTGCTTGTCCAGCCCAGATTACTGCAAACACAGAAACAGCACTGATGATGATACCGACTATTTCTATGGGGGCACCATAAGAAACAGTACTCTTAAGAGCTGGCATCAGGACCAAAAAGCCAAAAAAAATCACGCCCATTACGAACGAACCAATAAGAGCTCCTCCAAACGCGGCCCAAAGCAAATCAGCTTTTCTGTTTCCATTTTTCATACAACCAAGCCTAGCAGCTTCCTTCCTGCTCGCCAATTGGGGAGGGCAGCATGATGCCCAGAAACCTGTTTCAGGAAGCGCTTGCCAGCGCCAAGGCCAGAGGCTGTTCACCCGACAAATGGGTGGTGAATAGCCATGTCGTGACCGCTTTGGTCGAGAACCGGCGCAATTCCTCCGTCAATTACATCGATGTCGTCAACATCAAGGAGCAGACCATGGAGATCCTCGGTTTGCCGGTGCGGATGAGCACGAAAATAGATCCGATGGTGGTGATGCTGGCAGAAGGCAAACGCGGCCTTTCCAGCTTCACCATTCCCCTTGTACTCGATCTGACCGAACTCGGCCCCATCGGGTGAAAAGCTCAGAACCGGCCCGTCGCAACTTCAAGGAAACGATCATGCTAGATGAAACAAAAACCATTCTTGATATCGACACCACCAAGGTGGCGCTGGCAGTTGGCCATGTGGCTGCTCTGGCGCTGGTGGCGCAATTGCGCGACGGGGATCCAGATGAGCTATCGCTCTATTATCGCATGTTTGAGCCACTGGAAGAGGGCAGAGAAGGGGAAGAGGATCTCTCGATGCTGGCGCAATATGTCTGTGATCGGCCGACCGATGTTTATGGCGAACAGCTTTATCGCAAGGCTGCTGAACTGGCCCTGCACAATGCTCCGGCCAACGGCTATGACGATCAGCCTTTTGTTGTGCGCGAGGCCTATCGCCTGTTCGCCAAATCCGCTCGTCTGGTTGCCGTTGATCTGACGGTTTCCAAACGCCAGACGCAGGAACGACTGGCAAAGGAAAAGCACAAGCGCAAGCCAATTGCACCGGAAGACCAGACCTATGCTCCGGATGAACCGGCCGATGCACAGGATCCGGTGATGCTAGCAGCCCAGAAGGCCATGCGGGAAATGCCGAAGATCAAGGCACCGGTCGGCGAGGGAACCGAGGACGAAGAACTCGCTGCCCCTGACCCTCAATCAGAGCCAGAGCCTGTCCTCTCGATCGGCGAACGGCCTGTTGCGCATCAAGGCAAGCCGCAACGCGGCGGCGCCCGGAACAGCAAGTAATTTGTAAGACCAAGGGGCGGCGGTCTGCCGCCCACATTTTCAAGGAACGTCGCCGTGGTAACATCAGGCATCCAGCAGATCAGAGATACGGTTATGCCTGCCTTGCGGGAAGTGACGCGGGAACAGGAAAAGCGCAAGGAAGCTGCGCCTATTCCTCAGGGGCCGGACTATGTTCGCGGCGATGATTATCCGGGCGAGTGGAAACCGGACGCGCTCGGACTGCCGCCAGATTGTCCGGTACAACCCCTTGGCATGGATGGAGATACGATTTTCCTCATCGATGCCATGGGACAGCTGGCCGCTGTCAGCCCTTCCAGCTTCGGGCAGGCCTTTATCCAGCGTCTTTTCGGTCGCCATATCGGCTATGCCTATTGGGCTTGGCCTGCCTATAGCAAGGAAAATGGCATCACCGGCTTCAAGGCCGAGAAAGTGCGTGAAAGCTTTTACACGGCCGCATCCATCAAGGGTCTTTGGAACGCTGTCGAGAAGGTAAGGGGCCTTGGTGCCTGGCGCGGCGATGATGGCGAGCTGATCGTTCATTGCGGCGACTGCCTCTGGATCGATGGCAAGCGGATCGATACGGGCGAAGAGGGGCGCTATTTCTACCCCAAACGCCCCGCCATTCATAGCCCATGGGAAGAGGCGATCGGGTTTGAAGACAACCCGGCGCGCAACTTATTCAAGATTTTGAAGACATGGAACTGGAAACGGCCGGATGTGGATCCACTGCTGTTTCTGGGGTGGCTTGGAACCGGCATGTTGGGTGGTGCGCTGGAATGGCGCCCCTCGATGTTCCTGATCGGTGACAAAGCCGTAGGTAAATCAACCCTGCAGGGGATCGTTAGCCAGGTGCTGGGGGATGGGCTGGTTTCTTCGACGGACACCACCCCGGCCGGTATCTATCAACGCGTTGGTAATGGCTCTTTGCCAGTCGCCATCGATGAGCTGGAAGCCGAAGCGGACAACAGGCGCGTTACCGGCGTTGTCAAACTGGCGCGCCTTGCCGCCAGTGGCGGGCTGATGCTGCGCGGTGGACAGGATCACACAGGCGTTGAATTTCAGGCGCGATCGACATTTCTCTTTTCAGCTATCAACCCGCCGCCTCTGGCTCCTCAAGATCTCTCACGTATGGCTGTTATCTCGATCGACCGGCTGGACCCTACCAAGGTAACGGATCCACCGAAGCTGGATCCGCATACTGGCCAGAAGATCATGCGCCGGCTTATCGATCAGTGGCATCTTTATGAAGGAACATGGCAGGCCTACCGCGAGACCTTGCGCGATGGCGGTCATGACAGTCGAGGGCAGGACACCTACGGCACCTTTCTTGCCTGCGCACATCTGATCCTTGGCGACGAAGGCATGGAAGAGGCTGGCTACAGAGCTGATGATCTATCCGGTTGGGCTGAAACGCTCGATGCCCGGAACCTTACGGAGAAAGAAGCGGCCGAAGAAAACTGGAAAGAATGCCTTGAGTATCTGCTTACCAGTCGTGTCGATGCCTGGCGTGGCGGCATGCAACATACGATCGGCGCTCTAATCGAAGGATACCTCGATAGCGGTAATAGCTACCTCGATGTCGCCAAGACGCGGGAGATGTTGGCGCAGGTGGATCTGGGCCTGCTGCCCAAGGGCCAAAACAAGATCGACAAGAATTGCGACTTCCTTGCGATCCCGAACAAGGGCCCGAACCTTACGAGCCTGTTTGAGGGCATGCCTTGGTCCAATCGTGTGTGGTCCTATGCCCTGCGTCAGGGGCCGATGGACATCGTGGAGTATCGCAAACAATTCAACAAGGTAAAGATCGGCGGCGTCTCACGACGCGTCACGCTGGTCAACCTGACGGCATTTGCCGAATATGCAGAGAGGGAGGGGTAAGCCATGAACTACATTGACCTGGACATCAATCATGATGGCTTCGTGAAATTGAGCGAAATGAAAGAGATCCTGGAAACCTTCTCGGAAGCCGTGGAGCTCCGCGTAAGTGCCAGTGATGCGGAGATCCGCCGACTGCGAAATGAGCTTGAGACGGAGCGCAGGCTGCGTTTCGCGATGGCTCGGAGGTAATTGCCTCCAACTCCCCAACCCCTTTTCTAGCCAATCTCACGCCAGATGGAGGCCTCTTTCTGTCTGGCTTTAACCCCAACCCTTTCCAATGAAATGAAACCACGGGGCAATCGCCCCATAAAAATTTTGCCTCCATACCCTGACCCTTTCCTGCCTAAGGCAGACCGCGTCCTGTCATGCCTTTTGCAAGAGCAAAAGCCCTGCCAGTCCAAGCGGACAGTTGACCAGGGGTGAATGGAGATACCGTCAGAGGGCAAGCGGAGGTGTCCCTGTTCATGACGGGTCCGGGGACACCATAGGGGACACTGGGGACACTTCAAATTCTCTAGTGTCCCCAACAATTCAACGCAAAATCAGAGGCTTAAGGCGTAGGTTCCACTGGGGACAACTAAACAAGCCTCACGTCACACGCGCACGCGCGCGTATAGAGATATAGGTGTCCCTAGTGGAACCAGTGGAACTATATAGATAAGTATATGGTTTTATTGAGTTTTTACGGGGACACTTGCGGGGACACCAAGGAAGTCAGGTGTCCCCAGCATGCCAAATCAAGCCGCTCTGCGGTCTGCTCGTTTGAATAAAATATTGAGTTAAATCAGATAGATGACAGACGATACCGAACAAATGGATCTGCTCCAAACCAGCGATAATGAGGGGTGCGAGGGCACGCCGACTGCGGTTTTTCCTGCGGCTCGGGCGGAAAAACGGGGGCGAGGCAGGCCAAAAGGAGCGGTGAACAAGAAGACCGAGGCCATTGGCAAGCTCTACCAGACCAAAGGTTACCGCGATCCGCTGTTGTTCCAGGGCGAGATCATGTCCAGTCACCCTCTGGATCTGCACGAATGGTTCCTGGCAATGGAAGGCAGAGCCAGAGGGTTGACCATCGAGAAGGCCCGAGATGCATGGAAGGCTGGGACGCTGCCTGGCGTGCCTTCGATCGCGGAGATCGTGGCTTTGCAAACCAAGGTGGCGGACAGCCTGACGCCATACCTTTACGGCAAGAAGCCTCAGCAGAGTGAGGAAGAGAACGAGCGCCTGCCAATGCTGTTCATTGACCTGGGCGATGATCACGAGATCGATGCGGATCCGGCCAGTGAAGGCATGCTTTCGATCGGGCAACGGATCGAAGATGAAAGTGAACAAAATCAATCACTTAGAAAATCGGCGACAGAAGGGTCTCACGACAACAGGTCTCATGAAGCAGTCAAACCATTGAAAGACAAGGGGGAATAGGCGTTGCGACCACTGATAGGATATCAGCAGGAGCCCCCCCTCAAATCAGGGGGACCGGCATGTTTTGAGCGAAGAGGTTCTGGAAAATTTCGCCCACCCTTGGCTCTGCTCGCTCGCCCTCTGTTGAACGGCAAAAGGGCAGAAATCCGCGAGGCCTTCCCCGAAACGCCCCCAGCCCCCCCATATAGGGGTGTGCGACCACACACCGATCAGGATTTTGATCGGAACAGATCCCAAAAATCGCGTTCCCTGATCCGTTGGCCTAGGGGTCGGGGGAATGGCGCTTCACTTTGGGCAAAACTGGGGGTAGGGGAATGAACTATCAATTTCCGAGGGAAGACTTGACGGGTCTTATCGCTCCTGACGATACCGATATTCGGGCGCTTGTGCAAGCCTATGAGCAAGATGAAGACTTCGATCCCTATCATTTCAAACCGGCCGGGGATATCTCTCGCTCCTTCATTTCTGGTAAGGAAATGAGCCGTTTCATCATGGGGCCGGTAGGAGGTGGCAAAACAGTCTCTTGCGTCTTTGCGCGCGTTGTCGCGGCTACCCTGATGCCTCCCTGCAAGGATGGATGGATCCGAGATCGCTTTGTTGTGGTCAGAACCTCTTTCCGCGATGCGGAACGCACGGTTTTGAATTCCTGGAAACAGTGGTTTCCACGCACCTATCCCGGTTCCAGTTGGTCCGGTGGTAATGATCGTCCAGCAACGCATGTTTTGCGCTGGCGTTTGCCAAATGGGCTGAAGGTGGAAGCGGAAACGATCTTTCTGGGGATTGGTGATCAGTCGATCGAAGATATCCTGCGTGGTTTGGAGATCTCCGGCGGTTGGATGAATGAAGCCGACACGCTCGCTTCGAATGTGCTGCGCTATATTGAGCAGCGCACGGGACGCTATCCCAAAAAGGAAGATCTGGCCGATCCTGACGCCAAACGCATGCGGACCGTCCTTGGCGACTATAACGCACCGGATATGGACAACTGGACCTATGAGCAACTGGTTGAGAACCCTGCACCTCATCGCCGGCTTTATCGCCAGCCTTCCGGCCGCTCTCCCAACGCAGAGAACCTGTCGCGTTTGGAACCTGATTATTACCAGAAGATCATCGAAGCCGAACCCGACTGGTATGTGCGCCGCTTCGTTGACAATCAGTATGGCTATAGTCGCGAAGGCCTGCCGGTCTATCGATCCTTTGATCAGGATCGCCATATCGCAGCCAAAAAGCTTGATCCAGTCGAAGGGTTGCCGCTGTTGATCGGCCTCGATGCTGCCCTGCATCCTGCTGCCATCTTCGGGCAACCTATGCCGAATGGCCAGATTCGCATTCTCGATGAGCTGGTGCCAGGTGCGGGTGTTGGCGCGGCGCGTTTCGCGGAAATGATCCTCGATCTGCTCGATCGTCGTTATCAAATGATCGCCGACATTCGCGCCTGGGCGGATCCTGCAAGCCAGTATGGTGCGGATAGAGAGGGTGGTGAACAGGCCTGGCTCGATACCATGCAAGTGGAATTGAAAATGCCGATCCTTATTCCCGCTAACGGATCAAACGAATTGGGGCTTCGGCTCGGAGCTGTCGAGAAAGAACTCACGCACTTCATCGACGGGGAAACCCCGCGGCTTCTCGTTTCCCCTCATTGCAAGCTTTTGAACCGCGGCTTCATGTCCGGCTATCGCTTCAAAAAGCTTTCCGGAGGGTCAGAACAATTTGCCCTGCAGCCGGAAAAGAATGATTATTCCCACCCCCATGATGGCTTGCAGTATCTGGTATTGGGCTATCGGGGACGCCCCTCGGTCGTTGGTCAAGACCGCCGCCAGCGGCAAGCGGCCGCCAGAAAGGCAAAAGGCGGAGCCAAACGAACATTTGATCCGCACAAATATGCCTGACCTTCATCACCCTGCAACGCTCTATGATCTGGCCTGTATCACCGGTGAAAAGCCGATGATGGTCTGGCAATGCCTCAAGGCCCAACGCAAGGTGTCGCAAACATGGGCGCTTACTGACGACAACGGGGAAGCTGTGATCGTGGCAGGCCTCTGGTTAAGGGAGGATGGTGTTGCCGAAGCGTGGTTTCTGGCCACCAAAAACGCTCGATGCCACCTCAAACGGATCATTCGCCTCATACGGTTGACCTTGTACCGCACCTCCTATGCTGAAATCGAAGTCAGGATCTCGACCCGCGCTGGCGCACGCATCGCCCAGCTGAGTGGTTTTGATCGGGCAGGAACCAATTCTGGCATGGAGATTTGGCGTTATGAGCGGAATTCTCGGGGGCGGCGACAATGGCGCGGTCGATCTACAGCGGAAAATAGCGGCGCAAAACCAGCGCAAACAGCTAGCAGCCCTTGCAAAAGCTGCGGCAGAGACAGACCAGGCCACAGCCAAGGCAAAAGGCGGTGGGCGTCGCGCTGGCGGCAACAAACTTCTGACCTATATCGGCTCTTCCAGCGGCCAATCCACTTTGGGTTAAGGTGGTTCCATGGCCAGAAAAAGCATCAAAGTGCCAAAGCCTCCCAAGGATCCGAAGCCAAAGGCGCAGGCTTCCGGCGATGAGGCGGAAATAAAACGCCTAAAGCAGTTCTACGACAAGGCAAACACTGAATTCCTCAAATTCAAGCCCATGCTTGATGAGGCCTTCGACTATGCCATCCCTTATCGCAAGGGGATCTCGGAAACGGGATCCGGACAAAAGCGCGTCAACAAGGCCTTCGACCAGACCGCGATCGTTGGTGCGTTCCGCTTTGCCGGGCGGCTCTGGCAAGATCTCGTTTCAGAGGAAATGTTTCGTCTGGCACCCGGTGACATCCTTCCAGATAAGGTAAAAAATGAGCTGCGGCCGCAACTGGAAACCTATACCTCGATCATCACGGGCATGGCCTCCAATGGAGAATTTGACAACTCGTTTCATGAAATGGCCCTTGATCTGTCTGCTGGCACGGGGGCGATGTATATCCAGGAAGGCGAAGACACGGATACGCCTGCGCGCTTTGTTGCGGTGCCAATCGATGAATTGCGCCTTCTCAAGGGTGGGCATGGTGACATTCGGGGGATTTTCTGGGATCGCAAATGGAATGCCTGGGAAGTCCAGGATGAATTGTGGGATGATCGGCACAAATTCGGCGAAAATCTCAAGGAAAAGCTGAAGAAAAATTCCAGCGACGAAGTCACCCTTCGCATCGCCACTATGTATGACCGACGCAAGAAAAAGTGGATTACAACGACATGGGTTGATTGCGACGATGTCATCATTCGCGGGGAAGAAACCCTGACCAACCCGTGGCTGACCCCGCGCTATTTCCGCGTACCAGGCGAAACCATGGGTCGTGGTCCTGTTATGCTGGCCATGCCTTCCATCAAAACATTGAATACGGCGCAGAGCCTCACGCTACAGGCAGCCGCTATCGCCTTGATGGGGATCTGGACTGCGGTGGATGATGGTGTCTTCAATCCCGACAATTCGGCGATTGAACCCGGCGCGATCTGGACTGTCTCACGCAATGGCGGCGTCTTGGGGCCGACAATCCAGCGCATGACGGATCCAAACCTCAACACCAACAATATCATTCTCAATGATCTGCGCATGGCCGTACAGGCAACCCTGATGGATCAGAGCCTGCCAACCGAAGGGGCTGCAGTTCGCAGTGCAACGGAAATCCTAGAGCGTGTCAAACGCCTTGCCACTGATCATATCGGGGCCTTCGGCCGTATGGTCTATGAAATCATAGCGCCTCTGGCCCGCCGCCTGATCGAAATTGCCTATAACAAGGGCCTGATCAAAAGCCAGCTCCCGATCGATCAGATCCTGATCAAGGTCAAAGTATCGTCGCCTCTGGCAACGGCCCGCGCTGCGGAAAAGCTCGAAAAGATCACCCAGTGGATCGATATCGTGCTGGCCATTTTGCAAACCGAAGCAGGGCAGGTGGTCAAGCTGCAGGATGCTCTTGAGCATATGGGGCATGAATTGGGCGTGCCATCCAAATTCATTGTAACGGCCGACGAACGCAAGGCGATGCAGGAGGAAGAAGACAAGAAGCAAGCGGCGCTAGTCGCTGCACAAGCAGCAATGGCAGGGGGAGAAGCCCAATGAACCGAACCGGATTTGATGTCCAGGACGTGATCTCCCGCCTTGGTGGCGATCATAGTTGGGAAGCACTGGACAGCCTGCAAAGCATGTTTGCGCATCCGGAGCGCAAGAAACTGGCGGAAGAAGAAAAGGCCATGAAGGAATCTGCCCAGCTCAGTTTCCGTCAGGATCTTCTGTTCGTTTTCTCATGTGAGGAAGGGCGTCGCGTTCTGAAAGAATGGATCGCGGGAACAATTGCCCGTCCTCCGGTCAATATCGGCATTTCCGGCCTGACCGCTGATCAGGTGGGCGTCATGACGTCCTATCGGGAAGGCCAGAATTCCATCATTCACGCAATCCTAACCGATCTGGCAAAAGCCGGATTTAACCCGTCTGAACCGTCAACCAAAGGACAAAAAGCATGTTCAACAGATACCGCACATTCTGGCCGCTCATCGCGTTCGATGCAGAAGATGGAACCGGATCCGGAGAAGAGCAACAGCAACCAGGAGCCGCCGACGAAGGCACCAACGAGGGCGGCGAGCAGGACACGGGCTCGGAGCTCTACCGCCCGGAAGGGCTCGACGAAAGCTTCCACGGCGAGACAGACCGGGAAACCATCGACAAGTTGATGGCTGGCATCAAGGATGCAAAGCCTATTTTGCCCGAAGATGTATCCGGATATGAATTTACCCCTTCAGAAGGTCTGCAAGGATTTTTTGGCGATAAAGACGATCCATTGATGAATTCTGCCAAAGCCGCTGCACTCAAAAACGGGATCCCGCCAGATGTGCTGCAGAATTTCATCAATGACACTTTTGGCGATCCTGTATCCCAAGGCGTGATCGCGCCCCCCTTCAACCCGAAAGCCGAAATCGACGGGTTGGCCAAAATGCTGGGTGGTGACGCTAAGGTGGCGGAAAAGGCAATCAACGATGCTGAAGCGATTGCCGGCAATCTCGCCAAGACCATGGGACTGCCTGAGGCCGCTGCCGGTTTTTTCGAAGGCATGGCGGAAACAGGCTCCGGCGTGATGGTCATTCGCGCCATCCAGAAAATGGCAAGCGAAAAAGGCATCCCGCTTGGTGGCCAAGATGCAGGCGCAACCACGCATTTCTCAAAAGAGACCCTGAAGAAAATGGGAGCGGATCCGCGCATTGATCCTCAAAGCACGAAATATGACCCGGAAGTCCGCAAAAAATACGACGCCAGCTATCAGGCGCTGTATGGAAACTAGGTCCGTAGATCTCGGTTGACCACCTCGTCAGGCGGTTAGCGTTGATGCCAAGCCAGGGCTCGACGCACCGCCTTTCTTATTTCCGCTGCCGGTGGAGCCTCTGGCGAGACAAAACTCGCTATGGAAGGCTAGACTATGAGCACCGATGCACCAACCTGGTTTGTGGAGCAGTATAAAGACGGCGTCATCCAGAAATACCAGTCCAAAGGTTTTCTCCTCAAATCCACCGTAACGCCTGCAGGCAGCATTGAAGGCAGCAAGGCCTATTTCAACCTGATGGGCAAAGGCAAGGCCAACAAGAAGAAACGCGGACAGGCAGCTGTACCCATGAACGCTCAGAAGGGCCGCGTCGAAGCTGTCCTTGAGACTTGGGAAGCCTTCGATGAGGTCTATAAATACGACCTGGCGCGTATGTCCGCCAATGAGAAGGAAGCCATCCAGATGGCCGGTGCCATGGCTCTGGGGCGCGCGACCGACGATGAAATCATGGCAAAGATGGATGCGTCTTCCAGTACATTAGCTGCAACTGGCTCCGGCATGAAGCCGTTGCTAGATGCCAATGGCTTGCCAGCCATGGTTGGCGGATCTGCGGTTGCCTTTGACCTTAAATATCTTCTTCTCATGGCCAGTGCCCTGAAACAGGCCGATGTTCCATGGGACGGTAATGTCTTCTGCCCGCTGCCTTCACTGCTGTTCGATCAGGCTTGTGCCTATAAGCAGTTTAACAATGCGGACTGGACCGGGGCAGATCTCAGCTTCACCAAGGCGACTGTCACCAAATACTGGGCAGGCGTGCATTGGTTCCAGGCACCGGATGATCTCTTCATCGAGAATGAGGAAGATCACTATGACATCGAGATGTATCACCGGTCATCTTCGGGGTGGGCCAACAATTCCGAGCTCGAAAGCATCTGGGATTGGGATAACCGCCTTGGCTGCTGGACGGTCCGCATGGAAACCGAAGGCGCTGCAGGTTGCTTCCAGCCGGAAGGCACCGTTCGCGGCCGCTTTGCCGTGCCGACTGACATCACCCTGAACTAATCAGGGTGACTGATCCTTGATCTCTCGATCCTCTGAAAGGAATATCCCATGGCCTTTGCTTTGACTGGCTTCAAGCGCGTTGTCTCTGTCGGCGCGATCGGAACCGGATCCGGTTCCGTAAAATCCTTCTGCACCTACCACACCAACGATGATGCCGCGACCGTGGAAACGGCTGGCTATTTCAATGATCTGGCGTCCGATCTTCAGGCTGGCGACATCATCATGGCCGGACTTGATCTTGATGGAACGCCAGCCTTGAAAAACTACATCGTCTCGGCGGTTACAGCATCCGTTGTCACCATCACCGCCCAGACCACAGCATAACACGCAGCCTTGAAACTCCTCCCTCAAGGTCAACTGGTGGCTCGGTCAACTCTATGGGCCGGGCCATTTTTTATGAGGTATCTCCATGATTGATGCTTTGGCAGTTATCAAGCAGGCGTGTGATATCGCGGGCATCACTGCGCCGGAAAACCTGACCGACGAGCTCTATAAGGGTGCCGTTGCGCAAGATCTCTATAACCATCAGGCGCGGGCCGCTCTGGCGGTTCATCCCTTTTCATTTGCTCAGGATCTTGTGCAGCTGAACCGCTTGTTGGACGCGCCGATTGCTGGATACAGCTATTGCCACCAGATCCCGACCGAAGACCTGATTATCGGTGTCGATCGGCTCACGGATCAACCAACAGATCCTGATTATTCATTCGCTGACTTTGTGAAATACGGTCTGAAGATCCATTCCAATGCTCTGGATCTCTATGCCGTGATCCGCAAACAGGTCGGTCCTCATCTCTGGAACCCTATTTTTGTCAATGTAGTCGCAACCGGCCTTGCCAGCGTGCTTGTCCTGGCTATCGCAAGCGATGACAAGCTGTCTGCCCAGCTGAAAAAGGACGCCTATGGCGATGCGCGCGAGGAAATGCGCGGCGGCTTGATGCGTGCGGCGATCAATAGCGACCAATTCACCAAACCAAACAAACGCATGCGCATGGGGAACAATCCCCTGACTGCTGCATGGCTGTCTTAAAGGGAGATTGTAATGGTTGCCAAACCCGGTCGCTTGCAAGCCTCCTATACGTCTGGGGAACTGGATCCGTTCGAATATGACCGGATAGAACTCAAATTCTATGGAACTGGCCTTAAATGGGCAGAGAATATCGAACTCCACCCGCAAGGCGGATTTTCCTTTCGCGATTGCACGCGCCACCGTGTCGAATTGGACATCACATCCGGCCGTCTGATCCCGTTCAAAAATTCTAGCGGCGTTGTTCACGATTTTGCCCTTAGGGATAGCAACCTTGATGTCATTAAGGATGGAGCCATTCTGACGACCATTACTCATCCGATGGATGCCAGCCAATTGACCGAGATTGAGTGGGCCCATCGAATGAATACGCTGTTTCTCTTCCATGAAGATGTCGAGACACCCCGCGTTTATTACGACAAAGCCACACTGACATGGGGCTGCGATAGCCTGCCATATGAAAATCTTCCCAACTATGACTATGGCGGAACCTATGACAATGGCATCCCTGCGGAATGGGAAGTGCAGTTCGTTTCCTTTGGTGGCGGATATCGCTTTCGTCTGACCATCTCGGATCTTGAAACCGTGTCCATCCAGCTATCCACTGACAGCGACTGGACCCAATGCGCGGCAGACATGCAGGCAGCAATCCTGCAGCTTCCGAATGTCGCTGATGGGGTGACATGTGAAGTGATTGAAGATGCGCGGATCAAGGTCATCTTTGGCGGCGATGAAAATTCCGGTGATGCATGGGCTGTTTCTGCAGATAGTCTTGATGACGCGGATGCTGCAATTCCCTGCTACAAGCTAGTCGTGGGCATCCCGCCTGGCGAAGCAATCATTTCCACTGAACAGGGTTGGCCGAACTGTGGTCTGTTCTATCAGCAGCGCACCATTGTGGGAGGTTTCAAGGGCCTTCCCAACAACTGGATGTGCTCGATCACGGGGCGCTATTTTTCCTTTGATACCGATCTGGACGAGGCCAACGGGGCCTTTGTCGTGCCGCTCGATAGTGAAGGTGGCGAAAAGATCCTGCATATGGTCGATGGTCGGAATATGCTCGTCTTCACTTCGGAACGAGAATTCTGGATTTCCGATCGAGCGATCAGCAAGACCGAAGCGACCGTTCATGTCGAGGCTTCCACCCATGGATCCAAGAAGGGCGTGCCGGTGGTCAAGAATGAAGGCGGCGCGATCTTCTGTCACAAAACCGGATCCGTCATTTCCGAATTTCGCTATACCGATGTTGACGGCAACTTCATTTCCCAGCCGATTTCGATCCTGTCTCCCCATCTGTTTGAAGATGTCTGCGACATGGCCCTGCGCAAGGCGAAGTCTTCGACCGACGCCAATCTGCTCGGGATCATCGATGAGCAGGGGCGCATGCGTGCCGGATATCTGCTGAGACAACAGGACGTAACCGGCTTTGGTCGTGTCACCTCTGGCGATGGCCTGTTCAAGGCAATCGATGTCAACAGCAACAATGATATGAATGTCATCACCGAGCGGGGCAGCTCGCGACGGTTTGAGACCTTCGAGAAGGGCTTGTTACTCGATGCCGCCATTGCTTTTGACAATGGGGATGCATCCAGCACTATTACCGGACTGGATCATCTGGAAGGCATGGAAGTCTGGTGCCTCGGGGATGGCAATGTCTATGGCCCATACACAGTCGCGGATGGCACGATCGAAGTGGATGATCCGGTTCAGACCGGTGAAGTGGGGCTTTTCGTTCCACCTCTCGTCGAGACGTTGCCACCCTCCCGCGAGATTGCGGACAAGACTGTTTTGCGGCGCAAGGCCCGGATCCACTCAGTCTGGATTTCCGTGATTGACACCACCTCGATCGCCATTGGCGCCAATGGACAGGATCCCGTTGATTACCCACTGCGACAGTATGACGAAAATCTCGAAAAGCCGGAACTTGAAGACGGATATACCGGGCTCGTCGAGATACGGGGTTTGCGTGGTTATGTCGATGAACCAACCGTCACGATCACCCAAGTGAGACCCGGCCGTTTGACGGTGCGGTCTATTACCAGTGAAGCCAAGCTGTAGGAGGCCTCCATGACAATGTTGATTAGCGGAATTGGCGCTTTGATGGGGGGCGGTGGCGCAGCTGCCACGGCTGGCGCTACGGCTGCGGGCTCTGCTGCAACGGCAGGAACTGCTGCAGCAACGACAGCTTCTTCTGGTTTGTTCGGCACTGGTATTTCAGCCTCTTCCATTATCCAGGGCGTAGCTGGCTTTGCCAGTGCTGTTGCTGGCCTGCAAGGGGCCAATGCGCAAGCGGAAGGCTATGAGGTGCAAGCCGATGATGCCGACATGCAGGCAACGGACGAAGAGACCAAGGGCGTCCAGCGCACCTTGGGTATCAAGCGCGCCCTCATGAAAGCCCTTGGTGAGAATGCCGTTAAATATGCAGCTGCTGGTCAATTGGTCGGGGAAGGTGCAGCACAGGATAATGCCAATGCCATGGAAGATCGGGCCGTTGATGACATTTCCGTTGATCGGGCAGACACCGACGCCCGCGCTGCAATGCTACGCGCACGAGCAGCTGGCTATCGCAAGGTGGCTTCCAGAACCCGCTCTGCAGGTGCCATCGGCTTTATCGGCAATCTATTTAGTTAGGGGACAATCATGGCGAACCGTCAGGCCCGGGGATTGGGCAAACTTGTAGAATTGAATACGCAAGGTCAGGTATCAACCAAGCCCGGTGCGGCGGTTGATACCAATGCCGGCATTTGGTTTGCAGCCTCGAAAAGCCTGCGTCAGGCAGGGCGGACCCTTAGCGCCATGGCCGATCGGGCGATGAAACGCCAACAGGCTGCGGATCTTAAAGCGGCACAAACATCAGGCGAGCAGGCTGGATACGCGGCTGATCTGGGGACCGGATCGGCCAGCAGTTATTTCAACGGGGATATGAAAGCAGGTATCGAGGCCGCTGCCAGTGCCCTGAAGATTGATCCGATCGATCTGGCTACTGTCATTTCATATGAAACGGGTGGAACGTTCGACCCATCAAAAAAGGGGCCAACCACAAAATGGGGCACCCATCGCGGTCTTATACAGTTTGGAGAACCGCAAGCCAAGCAATATGGCATTGATTGGAACAATCCACTTGCCAGCCAACTGGGAGAAAATGGCGCAATTGTACGTTTTCTGCGCGATGGTGGTGTCAAACCTGGCATGGGGCTGCTCGATATCTATTCCGTAATCAATGCCGGTGCCGTTGGCAGATACAATGCCTCGGATGAAGCTGCAGGCGGCGCACCTGGCACGGTGCGCGATAAAGTCCAAAACCAGATGGACGGTCATCGGGCCAAAGCCGAACAGTTGTTTTCCGGGGCGTATCCTGCAGGCACCGGACGCCCTTCGGCCACCGGGCCTGCACTTGCCTTGCGTCGTGGTGACACCCCCATGGGGGAAGCTTATCTGGCATCTCAAAACAGGGCGCTAACACGGCGCTTGCCTCTGGAAGTGACCCAGCAGCTTGACGCCCTCTATGAAGAACACAAGGACGACCCGGCAGCATTGACGCAAGCTTTTGATGAAGCGGAAAACGGGGTTCTGACGCAGCTTGGCAAGTTGTCCAACAATGATCCGGAAATGATCTTGCTTGGCCAGCAAACCTTCGCCCAGAAACGGCGCGTTTATGAAAAGTCTGCCAGAGCGGCAGAAGATGCCCGCGTGCGCGATGGTGAACGATCGGACTATGACGACACCCTGAAGGCCTCCCGATCCAGCTTGCAACGACAAGCCTATCTGACGGGCAATGATGTGGAGGCCGGTGCAGATCTGGAAGTTTCGATCAATGAAAGCCTAGCTTCCATTTCCGACGCTCTTGATGCTGGTCTTATTTCTCCGGAAGTGGCAAAGCGCGACAGGAAAGCCGTACTCGATACCGTAACGCTCGCGCGTGTGGATGGTGTTTTTGACAGCCTGCCAGATGTAGGCAGTAAAGAAGCCTTTATTGAAGGATTGAAGGATAGCTGGACCAAAGAGGAAGAGCTCTTCAAGGATCTCTCTTTGGAACAGGTACAAGCACTTGAACGCAAATATGCCGGAGCTATCACTCAGGAAAAACGACAGACCACCGCCACCAGCAAATTGGAAGTACAGAAGATGCGTTCCATGGTGGATGATGATCTGGCGTCCATTCGGGGGACTGGTGTCGGTTTGTCGATCGATGGGGAAGAGCTGACCTTTGACCAGGTCAAGGCAACCCTCGGAGAAGGTACCGCGCAGGAATGGCAGCAAAAGCGTCAGCTGCAGGCCGGAATTTTCAACGCAACGACTGGCCTCGACCTGATGCCTGCAACAGAGATGGTTGGTCATTTGGCGGCTCTTGAGCCGAAAGCGGGAGCTTCTGGCTACACGGATCAGGCAACAATACACGACACTGCACAGAAAGAAGCCCAAAAGATCCTCAAGCGGCGCAAGGAAGATCCGGCCTTGGCGGTCGATGTCGCATTTGACGATCTCAAGCCCATTCGCGAGCAGGCCTATCAAGGGGATCTTGTTGCGATGGAAGAACTGATCAAGGGCAGGCTGGACGCACAGGAAGCGCTCGGGATCTCGGACTATGCCAAGGCCCCGTTGACGAATTCGGAATTGCAAGTCATCGCCCAGCCGGTGGCCGGTGCGGTGGATCGCCAGACGTGGGATCAGCTATTTGCTAAGATCGATGAAAGCTATGGACCTTATGCGGATGAGGTCATGACACAGATCCTTCATTGGAAGGGACTGCATAAGGAAGCCGCGACGGTCGCAACATCTATGCTCAGGCAAACCAAACTTGGGGAACGACAAAGCCGCCTCGATGCTAAATCCTCGGATCAGAAAATGGGTGCGCTCGAAACAGAAACGGCGATGGATGGGGACTTCGATACGGTCAAATGGAAGGCCTCGCCAAACAACAGTCAGATTAATCATCTGCTCGCCAATCCGGATCTAGCCGATCAGTTTGACGACAAATTCGGATCTGGTGCTTCCGCTTTCTATATCAAGGCACAAGAGCGAAGCAAACAGCAAACACAGGCTTACGTCGATGGCCTCGCCTCTGATGGCGTATCGATCAATGAGGATGGGTCTGAAAATTACGATCCGGCAAAGGAAAATGCACAATGAGTGGGCAAGCTGAGGCAACTATTCCCAATCCCTTTGATCAATTCGATGCGGAAGGATCGGATCCCATCCTGATGGAAGCCCCTCGACCGGGGCTGTCTGAACGATTTAAGATCAATATGGAAGCAGCAACGCGACAAGGGACCGTTGTCGGTGCCTTGCGCGATGTCAGCCGTCCAGAAAACAGACAACGCTTTGACAGCCGTTATGAAAGCTTTCCGGAATGGGATACACCAATAGAAGGTCTCGCCGCGCTGACCGGGCAGGTCGCGGGTACGATCGTGGATGCCGAACGCGGCACGCCCCATCTTGAAAACCTGATCCCGGTTGGTATCGGTGAAAAGGCATTGGCCATGTCTGGCCGTGGCCTTTCTGCTCTTCGTGCCCGTCTCTTTGCGGGTGCCGTGGATGCTGCTGCAGTCAATGCTGTAACGGACCCCGTTATCCAGGGCATTGAAATGGGAGCCGGTTTCCGCGAGGAATTCGACCCGATCCAGTTCGCAAGCTCTGTTGGTCTGGGCGCTGTTGCTGGTGGTGTCATGGGACCGATTACTCATCGGGCGAGTTCTCCGCAAAGCCATATCGCAGGGGAAGTGGCCGACTGGGCAAATGATCGCGCACCCGACATGCCAGCTCGTCAAGCCGACATGCTGGACACAGCCGTCCGATCAGAACCGATGGACACCCCGGCAATGAATCCAGATTTGCCAGACGGCAAAAAACTGGACTTCGGCAACACTGAGGCTGCCACTAAAGCGCAAAGCGCTGTGACGGCTTCTGAGGTCGTTTCGGAACCTGTATCCCTTGGTGATCGTCTGCAGCCAAGACCAGCTAAGCCGGAAGTGCAGGCCATGGCACGGCAGACCGATGCTGAACCGCTCTGGAAAGACAATGGGACATGGAAGGCAACCGATCCGGACATTGTCGAGGTTGGTCAATTTGGGCCGATCGTGGATATCGACGCGCATAATCGCCAATGGTCGAGTGTTGCCGATCGGCTCAAACAGATGGAAGCCGGGGAAGCGCGCGGAGCACTGGACCATCCTGATCTCGGCGATATCGATGTTTTCTGGGGCGACTATGACCTTAAGACGGACACGGGCGCTGGTCTCAAAAAGATCTTTGAAAAGCATCCGGAAGTTTACGATGACCTGCCGGAAATTATTCGTTCGCTTGAAGTCGTTAGTAAATCAGATAACAGGGCCATTCTGAAAAGCGACAAATATAAAGCCGTTATTCGCTTTGATTATGATGGGAAGGAAAAGACCTGGTTGCTTTCGGCATATGAGCCGACTGATGATTGGCGGGCCAGAGGTACTACCGGGCGCTCTGACACTTATCATGCGGACGCCTCCTCCGCTGCGCCAACCGGTAATAGTATAGATCCAAAATCCAAGAATTTCAATGAAAGCCAACGTGCCGAAGGTAGTACGGAGCGCTCCGACAGTCGCCAGATGGACGCGCACAGCTCCTCCACCTCGTCGGCCGATCAAGATATGCGACTTCCTCAAGGGGAAAGCAAGGGAGATCCTGCTCTGCAAGCAGCGATCACCCGAGTGGATGCTGATGCCAACATGATCCAGGATCGACTGGGGGCAATGTCAGGCGAGATCCGGCGCAACACAGATGGCATCGAGCGGACGGCCAGCAATGAAAATCACAAGGCTGTTGGTGTGCGCCTGGTCGATATCGCCAATCGCCTTTACGATCTGACGGGCGTTGCTGCTGTGAGGCGCGGCATCAAGAAACCGCTAGGGCAAAGCAAGGCCGGTGTTCTTGGCACGCACAACACACGGACCGGTGTAATCCGGATCAAGGATCCCAACGATATCGAAGTGATTGCCCATGAAGTGGGGCATCATATTGATCAGAAACTGGGAAAAGACTTCTCAGATCTGATGGCGATTTATAGCCGCGAACTGGAACCAATGGCCCCAGTTGGCTATTCTCCGGACTTATGGTTGACCGAAGGTTTTGCGGAATTCTTCCGGAATTTTCTGATGAACCCCAATTATGCGGCCAAACATGCGCCAACCTTCAACCGTGCCTTTACCGACTTTTTGAAGAGCAGGAAGCCGGAATGGCTCAAGGGCTTTGTCGAATTGCAGGATCTTTATTATTCCTGGCGCACCATGCCGTCCGGCAACGCGGTTTCCTCTTCGGTCGTGACCAGCAAGATCGATGGAGCAATAGGGCAAACGATCGAAGAGGTCAAAAAGTCCGGGATCGGGCAGACGATCGGCGATAAATTGCACAATGCCTATACCAATTTCATGGATGCCAAGCACCCGATCCAGCAGGCTGTCACCGAACTGATAAAGGTTTATTCGGAGAATACGGGCAAGCAGCTGGATCTAGCTGTCAAGGATGACCCTTACAAACTTGCTCGCATGATCAATGGCGCGCAAAGCGCCGGTCACATGGACCTGATGTATGGCGTGCATGGCTATCATCAGCTGGAACCACAAGGGCCGGCCTTGCGCGATGCCATCATCTATGCCCATGGCGGTGGCAATGTGCTTTCAAAGCATGATCCGGTGATCACTCAGGATTTCGGCACCTATCTCTGGTCTCGTCGCGCCCTTGGCGAATGGTATCGTTATGAAGCGGGCGACATTCCGAACACGCCAGACAAATTCACCAAAGGGGATCATGAAGTCGTCATTCGAGAAATGGAAGCCAAATATCCGCATTTCCAGCAGGCGGCTGAAATGGTCTATGGCTGGAACAAGCAGCTCTGGAAGAAAAAGCTCGATGCCGGGCTCATCAGCAAAGAGCAATATCGCGAAGGGTTGCAGATCCGCGACTATGTGCCGGGGCTGAGAAAGCAGGACTATCCAGGCAACACCAAGACTGAAGGGAAGGGAGCCCGCACCGGCAAACAGAACCAGGTCAATCAATTTCGTGGCTCCAACCTCGATGTGATCAATCCGCTCGAAAGCCTGATGATGGATGCCTATGAAACGTCTGTTGCGATCGCCCATAATGACATGATCCGATCCTTGAAGCGGCTCGGCCGGATGGCTGGCCATGGATCCGGAGCCATTGTCGAAGAGATCCCCGCACGCGAAATGAAGGCCCTCATTGTGGATCCAATTGAAGCGGTGGAAGCGGCGGCAAAACAGCGGGGTTTTTCTAAGGTCGACTTCTCTATCGTGCGCGATGCCTTGCAAGAGACCATTGGAAATGAAAAGGCCAATCTGTTTCGCCCGGAAGTTATCAAGGAAGGAGGTCAGCCGATCGTATTCTTCCGAGAAGGCGGAACGCTGAAGGCCTTGCGTTTGGCGGATGGTGAACTCGGGCAACAGCTCTATCGAAGCTTTACCGCAATGAACCATGTCGAGCGCACCATGTTGCTTGATATCCTCGCTGGATCTGCCAGCATGTTGCGCACCGGCATTACAGCAGCGCCGGAATTCATTGCCGCTAACATCATTCGCGACCAGGCCATGGCAGCGATTTTCTATGGCCACCCCTTCAAACGCCTGAAAGCGACCTTTGATGGTGGTATGGATGAATTCTTCAGTCGGGAAGCAGCCCGTCACTATAACGCCATGGGTGGCATCATGGGTGGCGAAAATGTTGCCTCCCTCAGGGATGGTGCTTTAAGTCGCGATCTCAAGGCTTTGGAGAAAAAGGGTTACATCACTTCGAAGATGGCTAACCCGATCACACATCCCTATCAATTTGCCAAAGGGCTTGCCTCCTTGACCGAGGTGTCCGAAACAGCCACCCGCCTCGGTCTCTTCCGCACCTTCTTTGAAGAGGGGCGCATGCGTGGCCTCGATGAATTCGAAGCAGCAACCGAGGCTGCCTGGCTATCCCGCGATCATCTCGACTTTGACCGGCGTGGTCTGCATATGATGGCGCTTTCGCGCATTGTTCCCTTCCTTAATGCCAGCTTACAAGGGCTCGACAAGGCCTCCCGCCTGATGATCACACCATTGGCAAAGAAATATTTCGGCAAGGTGCTAACTGCTGAAGAGGAAAGGGCCATCCCTCAGGCAACAAAGGCATGGGCCCGACTATCAGCCTTGACTGTTGCTGGCATGGGGCTTCATGCCCTCATGAGCCAGTATGATGATTATCACGAGATCTCGGAAACCACGCGCGCCACGCACTGGATGATCAAAACCGGCAATCGCTGGACTGCCATCCCCAAGCCCTTTGAACTGGCAATCATGCTCAACATCGCCGAAGCGGCCTATGATGGGGTGATCAATCAAGATCCAACAGCAGCAGAACGCTATATGGACAGCCTTTTTGAAGTCTTGCTTCCGCCCAATATCATGGAAAGCAATCCGCTGGTAAAAACCTATTTCGAGGTCAAAAGCAACAAGGACTTTTTCACCGGTGCCGATGTTGTGCCCGAGCAGCTGCTCGGCTTAGAGCCGCGATTGCAATATACCGCTTCAACGTCCGAACTCTCCAAACAGATCGGCGACGTGCTTGGCTGGTCTCCTGCCTTGACGGACAAGATGATTACGAATTTCACGGGCGGTCTCGGGCGATCGGCTTTGTCAATCTACGATGCCTTTGGCAGCAACAAGCCCGGCCAATCAGCCGATGACATGGCCATTCTGCGCCGGTTCATCAAATCGGCATCGCGCGGATCCCGATCAACGCGGGAATTTTGGGCTCTGGTTGCCCCCAGTACGGGAGAATTCGAGGGGACGGTCAAAAGCTATCAGGCCATGCTCGATGCCGGGCAAACTGTCGAAGCTGACGACTATCTGGGAACACTCGGCGAAGAACAGCGGGTTTATCTGACGTCCCGCTTCATGCAAGGCAATGCTGCCCAGGCAAAGAAAATGCACCCGCTCGATCGGGCCAGACGTGCCGTTCGGGCCATTTCTCGCCTTCGTAAGGATCTAGCTGATGATGAAGTTATAGGGGCAGATGGTCCTTTGAGCTCCATTCCGCGTAGTGATCGCGGGGCGATGGTCGATATTCTTGAAAGCCTCGCTGTCAAGGAAGCACGCAATGCACTGGTACTCCTTGATCAGCCTGGATGGCAGCATCGAGGCCTGATGGATGTAGAAGGGCATTACCGCGAATTGGAAGCACTCAACCCGAAAATTCTCAAGGTGCTTGCGGATCGCTACGCTACTGGCGGCGTCGTGCCCTTTGAAACCGTGCAGAAAAGCTGGCCGGATTATCGCGCACGCTTGCTTGCAGATGGCTCTGACGCCCCGATGGCGGACTTTGTTGTCATGGCCAAACATGAGCGGGAACTCAACGGTGACAAGATCAAACGTCCGCCCAAAGCACTGGTTCCGGGGCTTGCGAACTAACGGTTGACCGGTAGGGGAATGAGCGATCATAGGCAAAAAGCTTTTGTCAGGATCACACCATGTCAGCTACGCCCATTACACAAGATGATCGCGACGTTTCCTATGTTGCAGTCGAAGCCCAAACTGAGTTCGCTGTCACCTACAAGTTTCAGGTAGATAGTGATCTTGTCGTATCGATCGTCGCCGAAGATGACAGCGAAACGGTCCTGACGCTAAATGTCGATTACACTGTCTCCGGCGCTGGCGAAGATACCGGCGGCACAGTCACCCTGTTGGAAGGCGCTGTTGAAGGAACTGAATATCGAATTCGGGGTGAAGCAAAACTCGTCCTTTATCAGAAGCTGACCAGCGCCAACTATTCTCGCGCTACGATCAACACGATCTTCGAGCGTTGCCTGATCTGGATCACGGAAACCCTTTCCAAGATCAATGTGGTCCAAACGGCCTTTGACTATTTCAACAGCACGACCGTCCCAGCCATTGAGCAGATCAAGAAGAACGTGGACGAAAGTCTTGCCCAAATCGTGACCCTCGAACAGAGCGCATCCGATAGCGCTGACGCTGTTGAGGCCGCTTTTGAAGATGCACTTCTTGAAAGTGAAACGCTTTCTCCATCCGGCCTGAAGACGCTTGTACTTCCGGATAACTCCACGATTTCACCCCTTGGCGCAACCCTTATGGCCGGTATTAGCCAAGCGGCAATGCAAACCACACTGGGTGTTTACAGCACGACGGAAGTTGATGCTGCGATAGCTGGCTTGGTTGATAGCTCGCCAGAAGCTCTTGATACCCTGAACGAACTTGCGGCGGCTCTTGGCAATGACGAAAACTTTGCTTCCACCGTAACCGATAGCATTGCGACCAAGCTAACCGCGTCTCAAGTCAATGGCGCTTATGACCCGCCAACCTGGTTTGTTCCTGATGAATTCAGTGCGGGCGGCACCTATATTGATATTGTACGGGACCCAACTGATACGACACCGACTAAGCCATTTATATGGCTCGAAGGTAAAACAACGGGCAATACTTCTCGAAGTTACCCATTGGGAATTGCTGTTGTTGGCGAGGTAACGACAGGCGGAACAAGGGCCATATCTGGCATTCGCGCTGCTATGACAAATACAGGCACAGATAATGATTGTGTCGGCCTATCTGCCCGAACCACAAACAGTTCAAACGGTGGCATGTCTTGCGGCGTATTTGGGGCCGGTGCTGTAACGACAGCAACAGCAAAAGGAACCATGGGCGTCGAGGGACATATATATGTCAATAGCGGCGAGACAACCGCCCCTCGCGATGGTGCGGGGATAGGATGGCGTGCGGCGATGCACGCTTACTCTGACAGCTTGTCTAGCCCAGCCCACCATGGCCTAACAATCGATAGCCATGGGGCGACAGCTGGATATTACGGGTTCTGGAATGGCCTTACTATCGATGGCAATGCTTTTGCTCATAATGGCGATGGAGGCGGGAACGCTGGGACAGTTGGCATCCAATGTGGCAATTGGTCAAGCACGGCAAATTACCCAGAAATTGGCTGGAAAGTCGGATATGTCGGCACCTATCATATTGCTCGTGGTGCTAATGAGTTCAAAGTAAATTCAAACGACTTCCTAAACATCAACCCAACTGGCCATTCCAGATTTATTTGTCGCCCTCTGGACACTACCTTTGGTGGCTTTCGTGTTGAAGTCGATGACGGGGCAGGTGGTTATGAAGGTGCGGCGATCTTTACGTGGGATGGAGCTGCCACAATTGTCGGGAACCAGCGTGCAGAACCTATCATTTTCAAAACAAATGATACAGAACGTATGCGCATCACGGCTGCCGGTGATATAGATACGTCAGGCCAAATTACTGGTGATGCGGTACAGTCCTCGGCAACTGACACTACGTCTGGTGCACTGCTGACTGTTGGGGCTGGTGGGCTACTTTCTCCCATTAATCTAGATGACGGCGACGATTTTGATGCCGTTGGGTTTAGTGGATTTTTCACCAATCAAAGCATAACTGCGGTTCCTGCAAATTCACCAGATGGAGACCGGCGCTACACTGGAATAAATCTTGATGGTAGTGACAACACAGGTTTTCAAGTTGTTAGTAATGCAAATGGTGATTTCTTCGGAAGAACAAAAATTTTCGGCGGTTCATATGCTGATTGGGCTATGTTTTTCAGCCAATCAAACATCGTCGGCACGGTCTCCAAGGATGGATCTGGTGTGCCAACAGGTGCTATCTTTGAGAAGGGGGCGGGCACTGGTTACATCTATTATAAGTACGCTGACGGGCGGCTAGAATACATTCGCGATGATGCTACTTTTGCCTACGTCGCGAGCGCTGACCTGCTCACTTTTACTGAAACAATGGCCGTTACTTTTACGTCAGACCCAACGATGATAAGCGTTTGTCTGCCTTCTAACAGTTCAAATTATACAGGTGTGACGCTAAATAATATTGGATGTCAGCGAGGGTTCGTGACTGGTTCTGCATTAACAGCTCAATTACCACGCACATTTGGCTCACCAGACTTCGAAAGCGGTGACAATATCACAAACTGCAAACTCATGGTAACAGGGCGATGGTTCTAAGATCGAATGTTTATCGGTGGACTTAACAGCAGCATTTTTATACGGTCTCTCCAAATTGATATTTCGGAGGGATTGTAGCGTCTATGGATCAAAAGACAATTTATGTTCATATAGGGACCTATAAAACTGGCACAACAAGCATCCAAAAATCTTTAGCGGCAAACCGTGATAAATTGATGGAATGTGGGCTCCACTATCTAAAGGCTGGGCTCAACAATGAGTTGAAAAAGCATATGGGCATACATGGTCCTGCTATTTCGACCAAATTTTAGCCTGAATAAGGTGGATCTGATTATCTGTTCAGGCAGCCAGTTTTGTTGTTCCATTCATCGTGTTGTAGGCCTCATTCGGGGTCAGAATGCCATGGGAAGAATGGGGGCGTAGTTCGTTATAGTAGGAGATCCATTTTCCAATGCCAGCCCTTGCTTCTGATCCCGTCTCAAATGCATTGAGATAGATGCACTCGTATTTGATAGATCGCCAGAGCCGTTCGATCATCCGGTTATCGACCCAGCGCCCAC